CCGCCGCCGACACGCTTGGTCGTGTAGAAGAGCACGTAGGGCTTGGCGGAATAGGGATCGCGCAGCACGCGAACGCCGGTGCGGTCGACGACGAGATAGCCCGCGCGGAAATCCCCGAAGGCGATCGACAGCGCATTGGCCGCGATATCCGGCATGTCCTCGGCCTCGACAACCGGGAAGCCGACCAGCGATGCGGCCTCGCCCGCCGTTGCCGGCGGCTGCCAGAGATAGCGGCCGTCGCCATCCTTGAGCTTGCGCACTTCGGCCTGGGTCTTGCGGTTCATGACGAAGTTGGCGTTCTGCCGATGTCCCGCCTTCAGCGAGTAGATCGTATCGATCAGGGTATCGGAGGCACCAGTGGTCTTGAAGGCACCGGCCGCGCCCGTCGCGATATAGCCGAGGTTACCCCAGCTCCAGGCGCTGTCGGCGACCGCGGTATAGGCGAGGAAGCCCTTCGGCTTGTTGGTGCCGTCGCCGTTGACGAAGGCCGTGCCCTCCTGCTCGGCAAACACGGTATCGACCTCGCTCGAGATCCAGGCCTCGATATCGACAGCGGCATCGTCGAGCAGCGCCTGCGTTGCCGCCGGCATGGCATAGAGTTCCATGGTCGGGAAGGAGAGTTCGGCAAGCTGAGCGCTTGACGTCTGGGGGCGGGCCGCCGCCTCGGCCACCCAGCGGGCCGCCATGCCCGAGGTCGCGAACGGCTTCTTCAGCACCGAGCCGGAGACCTGGCGGACGGTCGCAAGCGAGCGGATCGGTGAGACGACGGAGAGCCGGCGGCCGATCTCAGTGTCCGTCTCGGGCGGCACGAGATAGCCGCCATCGCTCCCTGAGCCCGCCGACATCGCCTTCGCCTCAAGCTCGCGCAGGCCGGCCTCGTCGCCGCGGCGGATGTAGTGCTCGAACGCCGCCTTGTGCTCATTCGCCTCGACGCCGCTTCTGCCGCCTCGGCCGAGCGGCGGTCGCGCCTTCTTCAACGCCAGCTGGTCGAGCACCTTCTTCTGCTCGTCCATCGCCCTCGTGATGCGGTCCATCTTGTCGCGGGTGACGACATCGGCCGTCAGCTTCTCCTCGATCTCGCCGAGGCGGCGGTCATTGGTATCCTTGAAGGCTTCGAACGCCTCCATGAACTCGTCGAAGGCTGCCGTCATTTCGGGCGCCGCCTTGATCTCCGGCGCGATCCTCGAACCTGTCTCATGCATGTCGGTCATGTCCCGTTTTCCTATCTGAAGGTTTCTGTCAGCATCATCCGGGCGGCCCGGCGCATGGCGCGGACAAGCTCGGTCTCCTTGTCGCGGAACCACCGCGCATTCTTGATGTTCTGCACGCGCGCAGACGGCAGCATCGGGAAGGTCACGATCGAGATCTCCCAGAGGTCGGCTTCGAGGATGCGACGCACGCCCGACTTCGCATCGGTCTTGGCGCGCACGGTGCGGAAGCCGATCGAAAGCCCGTCGAGCGCGCCGTTCTTCAGGAGCTGGTGCACCTCGCGTGCCCGGGAGACACCCTCGGCAAGCATGCCCTCGACATATAGCCCGCGGCTGTCCTCGCGGATCGTCTTCCAGGCGCCGATCGGCTCGGCCGGATCATGCTGGAAGAGCATACGCACCCCGCCCGCCCCACGCTCGGCCAGCGACTTGCGGAAGGCGCCGCGCTCGATCGCATCCTTGCCGAGATCGACTTCACCGAAGACGCTGGCATAGCCGGAAAAGCTGCCGTCACGCTTCAGCCCCCTGAGCTCCAGATTGGCGAACTTGCGCGTATCCGCGCCCATGGGTGATCGCGCCAGCGCGCGGCTTGCGGTCATGATGCTCTCCTCGTTTGTTGGAATGGTCTTGCGGGCTAGCGCCCGCGCGCGCCGTATCGTCCGGCGATGCGCGACAGGATACCGAGACCCCACCAGGCACAGAGGCTTGCCGCCGCCGATCCCGACAGCACCACCTCCGAGGCCGAGAGGCGGTCGGCCAGCGCCAGCCTTTCGGCAATCCAGATACCGGTCGGCGCGCCGAAGATCGTGCCACAGGCAAGGCCGGTGCAGAAGCGGCTCGCGGCCTCCCGCCGGCTTTTCGGCAGGAGGTAGACGAGCGACACCGCCGCCCCCGCCGACGCACCGAGCGCCCTGGTCGCCCAGAGCCCGGCATCGTTGGAAAGGTCTGTCATCGCACCAGTCCTTGTTTGAAGACGGGCAAAACCCAGCCGCATTCGCACCTTAGCGCCGCCGGTTTCAGGGTGTCGTCCCCGCATTTCAGCGAATCTTTTGAACCGCTTGGGTGGGTTTGCTTGAATATTGAGTCCAGGCGCTCAGAGTTTGATTCATGCGCCGGCGCAGGCGTTCAGTACCCCACTGCCTGCCGCTTCTCCTCGTCGGTCAGGAAGGCTGCGCTTCCCACCCGCGTCCACAGCTGATCGCGCTCGGCCGCAAGCCCCGCGACCTTGTCGAGATCGGGCTCCAGCCGCAGGCGGTCTTCGTCGTGGCCGGAGAGCCAGGCCGAGAGCGAGGCGGCGGTGCGCGTCAGCATCGGCAGCACGGTCAGCCGGTAGAAGGCGCGGTTCGCTTCCTGATAGTTGGCATAGGTGTTGTCGCCGGGAATGCCGAGCAGCATCGGTGGCACCCCGAAGGCGAGCGCGATGTCGCGGGCAGCGCCATTGCGGGCCTCGACGAAATCCATGTCCTTCGGCGATAGCCCCATCGACTTCCAGTCGAGCCCGCCTTCGAGGAGCAGCGGACGTCCGGCGCGCATCGGGCCGGAGTAGCCCTCGTCGAGTTCCAGCTTCAGCCGCTCGTACTGGTCGGGCGAGAGGTTGCCGCCCTCCTTCGGCTGTTAGACCAGAGCACCGGATGGACGAGCGGAATTGTCGAGCAGCGCCTTGTTCCAGGTCGCCGCCGCGTTGGAAAGGTCGAGCGCCACCTGGGCTGCCGCAAGCGGCGGGAAGCCGAGGTGGTCGTCGAGCGGATGGAAGAGTTTCAGGTGCAGCAGACCAAGCCCTTCCGTCTCCACGGGAAAGCGACGCACGGAGCCACCGGCGCGATAATCATAGGCCTCGGGCCAGCCGTCCCTGCCCTCGACGATGCCGATCCTGTCCGGCCGCAGCAGGTGCAGCTCGCGCAGGTTTGCGCCGACCAGCAACGGCTCGACATAGGCGTTGCCCGAGAGAAGCAGGTGCCCATAGAGCGCCTCGAAGAAATCGGGTCCGCCCATGCGTCCGTTCGGCTGGGCAAGCAGCGAGAGGATGGCATGATCCGGCCGCTCGCGATCGCCCTCATAGAGCAGCCACGGCACCGAGGCCGCCGCTTCCGCGACCAGCCGGACGCTGCGATGCGCGACCGGGTTCTTCATGAAGCCCTCGCGTGACAGGGCAGCGTATGAGCGGCCAGTCCAGCTCGCCCGCCCTTCTGCGGCGAGCGACATGAAGCCGCCCGCGGTCTTCGTCTCAGGCACGGCTTTGCGACCCGCCGCGGAGCCCCACGGCAGCAATAATCTCAATCTCATGGTTGGTATCCTGGAGTTAGGCGGACTCTCAAGCCTGCGGCGTGATGACAGCCAATCGCAGGTGGAGCCGATCAGGCCTTGAAGGCGACTTCTATGGTTTGCCGGTCCTGCGCCACGATCCGGCATTTGGTCTCGAAACCCTCGCCCTTGATCATCAGGACGAATTCCGGCGGTATGCCAGCGGAACTGGAGACGGAGAGCCCCGCGCTGTCGGTGCCGAGCGACCTTATGGTGCAATCGATCGTCGAGCGGCGGTCATTGAACATGATGGACCCTGCTTTCAGAACGCGACGGCGAGAGCCGGTCGGACCATCAGCACCAATGGAGTTCCACGACACGCATCGGTTTCGACCGTTGTGCTTGGCGTGGTACATCGCGGCATCGGCCTGAGCCAACAGCGTCTCGATATCCCTGGTGATGATCGAAAGTGCCGAAATGCCAAAACTTGCCGTCACATTCAGTTCGCCGAAGGTTCCTCGGATCGGCCGGGACGCGATCGCAATCCTTACCTTTTCGGCGACGGCGACTGCCCCTTCGCGATTGATATGCGGAAGGAGAATGGCAAACTCCTCGCCCCCGAGCCGGCCGAACAGATCTCCCACCCGCAGGTTCGCCTTGCACGTTTCAGTGACCGCATGAAGCACCTGATCCCCCACGGCGTGGCCATGGGTGTCGTTGACGCTCTTGAAGCGGTCGATGTCCAGAACAATG